ATACAATACCCCCCTAGACATCATTGCTCCATTAGCAATAAAATTACTTAAAAATAGGAAAAAGATATCTGAAGTATTGGGGGTATCTATATTACAAGCTAACCGCTTATTAAAAATTTATGGAAAAAATATTGTAAAAAAGAAAAAGAAAAGTGTAAAAAGATACAAAAAATAGTTAATAATTAAGAAACTCTTTGGAGGTTAAGCTACCGATGCCATGTTCAAAATCTTTTATGTCCGTTGTTCAAAACATGAAAAAATGGGCTGAAACTGCAAAGACAGCACATACCCCTATTCCCGCTCCAGTCCCCGTTATTACCGCTGATCGACTTGTTAAGGTTGGTGGACTATTCCGTATTCGTGAAAACTACACTCCAGTATGGAGACTTGAGGATGGCGAGGATGGTCGAAAATACATCGTTCGTGCGGATGCGGAAACTGGAGAAAAATTTGTTCTTGCCGATGACGAAACGCCCACACAAACTGTTCATGCTTATCGTGTAGCATACCAAGGATCACTGTATCTTTCGTGGGAATGTCCGCAATGTAGGACAGCCAATCTAAGCAAGATTGCTCGACAGTATACATGCAAGATGTGCCGAGCCAGTTATGATCAGAAAACTCTTGAAACTGGCGAAAAGCAGTATTACACTCAAGACGAAGTCGTAAAACATAATGCCGAATATGGAAAGCGGATGCGCGAACTTGGCATTCGTATCGCTCACATCAGTTTGCTTCGTCAATGGAGCAAGGAAGCAAAGTCTCCAAAAAAGGTAAACCCATGGGCTGTTTGTCATAGCGTTTTGGGCCCGGAAAAAGATGAAAAATTTGAACGATGCGTAAAGAAGATTAAGAAAAAGCAAGGAATGTAACAGTGACCATGAGGAAGCGGTCCTCTGATCCCCATAAGCCGTTTGGTGATTCTATTCAACCATTTAATTCACCACAACCACAAAAGAATCCTGAGACATTACATATAGATCTCTCAATTAATAAAAATATCACACAAACTATCCCGACACAAAAACTGAAACTTTATTGCCACGAATGCGGTTTTGTGGCAAAAAACGAGAAAGAATTCCAAAACCACAAATCGCAAGATCATCCGACACTCGTCCCCAATCAACAAACTGCATACACAGCAGCATTGTTGTTTGTTGATTCTCTCAAAAAAGAAACATATAAACCGTATTTTAATTATAAAGAATTGGATGATTTTTGCCGTAAAGAAGGGTTTTATTCCTTATATCCAATCAAAGACGATTTATTTTTAAATCATGTCGCTGTCCATATTGAAGAATTGACGCGTGCTGCGGTTCGTGTAATACCCAAAACAACGGATCTCTCTCACCGCATGCCACTATCAGCGATCGACCTGCAGATAGGAATTGAGTCACGCGACGCAACCCCAATTGTTTACGAATTTCCAAAACATGCACTAACAGAAACCAAAAAACCCAAAACACTACACGGAAAATACAATATGCTCACCGTCAGCACACAAGGGAAACACTTTATCGAAAAAGAATTTAACAATTTCCATCTCCCTTATTCATCACGATGGCGGCATATTCAAACTGATCTCTCATCACTATATACTGACGGATCAATTAAAGATGCTGTAGTTCTTTTTATGGGAGAAATACGCGATATTCGTGGAAATACACAAATAAAGAAAGATATTGTTGTTCCCGTTGTTATTCGGGATGGCCAATTTATGGACCCATCGATATTCAAATCTCACGAGGGAACGTTTATTTGGTGTGAAGAAGCATTGATCGATCTTTTTCGCGGAGAAGTATTTCCGCAACCAATTCCCGATCGACCATATTTGTATGCGTTTCCTTATCGTCTTGACACGGTCTACACATAACATATATACTTGCTTCAATGAATATTCTTGAAACAATCATTAAAGCCGCACAGTCACTTCATACGTTAATTATTACGTATACATCTGAAAAAGGTGAAGTGACCCAAAGAGAAGTAGAGCCATATTCATTCCGCCAAACAAAACGTGGTGTGCGGTTATTTGCTTATGATGTGCAAAAAAACGCAATTCGCGGTTTTTATGTAGACAATATTCAATCAGCACAAATTACGGATCGCACCTACTCCCCACGTTGGATTGTTGAAATTGGCAACGAAGTATAACATCTTTGACGATTATGTTCCCCAACCGGGGGAAGAATCGTTACAATCTGTAACGATTGCTCCTGGCGTAAAACTCGCTAAAAGAGCGCGCAAAGACACACTAGAAGAAGAAGTAAAAACACTTTTACAGAAAAACAAAAAACAACGAGAACCAAAAGGATTCCCCAAAAAAGAATCGAAGTGTACTATATGCCGTCATCCCATGCACTTGGAAATACTCCAAAAGCGCATGGAGGGTATGCCCTATGAAGAATTAGCAAAACTGTATTTTCCAGGGCGTAACCCTAAAACAATGGTGAATATTATTGGGAATCACTTTCGAAAACATGTTTCACCAAGTGAAGCCGTAAATTTACTTCCCGTTGTTGTACAAAATGATCTCAATAGCGGTGGAAGGATATTTACACTTAATGCTGATAAAAACAGCATTGATGCACAATACAATATTGAACAAGTCATTATCAATCTAGCAGAAAAACTCAATTTGCTAGAAGACGCATTTCTCGCCGTTCATCTGCAAACTCGATGTGACACATGTGGACGAAGTGAAAATCAAGATAAATATCTTCAACAAATGTTGTCTATTATTGACCGGTTTCTTAAAGCACATGACGAATGGATGAAAATTCGTAACCCGAAAGAGGTTATGCGTCAAATGTTCAGCTCAACTTTTTTGCGCTGGACAAAGAATATGATGACGTATTATGTGACAAACCTCCAAGAAAAATCATTCCGTATTCGACAATCGATTGATGAATATTTTGCTGGGAATATCAGTCAGCAACTCCTTATGCGACGATTGTCAGAAATTCTTGACGATCTTGGTGCTGAACAAATTGCGGAAAAAGGTGTTGCAGAACTACGAGAAATTCAAAAACATATTGAAAAAGAATTTAAAAAGGGGACATTGGGGAAAACCATAAATCAATCAACTGTTCCGCCCCCATAAAAAAACCCCGGTAATGGTTGTTACCGGGGTTTTTGTTTATAAAAATATAAACAAAAATTTAGATTTTTACAACATCAATTTTTGGTTTAATATCAGATATAACCCCCTTTTGTTGAGTTTGTAGCGTTGGGACGGTTGGTGGAATTCGTGGGGTTGAAAGAATATCAATAGCTAAAAGATTTGCCTTAATACTCGTTGTTGCATTAAGCCAGTCAGAGAACAATTCCGTCATTTTATCCGAAAATGTGTGTTCGTCCTTCTCTCCAAACAAAATCCCTTGGATGATAAGCTGTAATTTGTGGGATATTTCCGTAATCTTCTCATCGTTAAAATACGTATTAATAAGTTCATTTGAAAGATCGCGAACTGTCTTATCTGTATTAGATTCAGAAACATTTGTTTCTTTTTCCGAATTAGAAGTTTCAATGGGCTCTTTTTCCGGCGATTCCTTTACCGGTTCCCTTACTGGTTTTAATTTTTTATTTGGATCCAGTGGATTTTGCGCATACTTTTTAAGTATATCTTTTGCATAAATTTTCATAAACGCACCCCTTTTAAAAAATTACGCCAAAATAAGGAAACCATTCATTCCCTTCGGTACTATTACCCGGAACTTCCGTTTCCGTAACATTATCTGATGCAGATCGAATCAATTTTTCATACGGCATACTTGTGTCATGTTTTGTATACGACTTGACAAAACCCTTTATATAAACTAAAAATACTTCTCGTCCATCGTTCATAGAGTTATACTCTATGTTCAAGACAGACTCATACGGAAATACAGTTTTATAGGCAATATAAAATTGCTTGATTTTTGGGTTTTTTAGGTCCATATCTACAAATATAACTATTTTTCAAAATAAAATGACCAAAGTGAACGACGATTTTATTGAAACAATTAATAAAGTTTTTGACAAAACAGAATCGACCCTTTTATCGAATAAAAACGACGACGATGTCTTTTCTACGTTGGAAGAAGAACTGACACAAATTATCCTCGATTCCAGTAAGAATGTCAATGAAGTTACCATAGAAACATCATCGTTTCAACGGTTCCACAACGCCATCGATTTTATCTCGCATCCTGCCGGACTCGGGTTTTCGACTCTATACGAATTTCCTAGACAATATCAATACTTACGTGATTTTTACGCATTATTGTGCCCACAATGCAATATCCCGGCACTCAAATCGGAAGTGTCATATGATTGCTGGGGAATGTCCCCGGCGCAATTACAAGATCAAGTATTGTTCGAAGAACAACCTGACGGGACCTATTTATGCCCAAAATGCAAAAAAACCCATCAGGACTATGGCATTGTCGTCCCGCAAACGCTTATAGGGTTAGCAGGAATGCGCAGCGGGAAAAGTATTCTTGCTGCAATGATTCTCGTCTATGAACTCCATAAAGATTTATTGATTGATAATCCACAAAAACAGTGGCGACTCGCACCTGGCCAGCGAGTAGACTATACGTGCGTTTCAACAAAAGTCGAACAAGCTGAAGGTACCATATTTTCAGCAATTTCTAATATGCATGAAAATAGCCCGTGGTTCAAAAAATATAATACAGTCTTAATTGAACAAGCGCGGGCACAGGGTGTGCCGCTTGACCGTGTTTATGTAAAAAATCTCACAGAAATTCGTTATGCACATAAACATCTTCACGTAGAATTTGCGGGTACAAACTCAGCGGGGTTAGCTGGTAAAACCCGAAAAGTTGTCATCATCGACGAGATTGGTCGCATGATACAAACTGAGTCACGCATGGGTGTCGATGCAGTGTATGATACCCTTGACCGATCACTACTCACGTTATCTGATTTTGGGAGTAAGCTTATCTGCATCTCATCACCGTGGCTGAAAAATGATAAAATTATGCAATTATACCAAAATGCGGTTCAAGCAAACAATCCTCGTGTCCTTGCATTTTGCCATCCGACATGGGACTTCAATCCACTATTTCCTCGCGAACACCCGAAAATCGTCGAAGCATTCCAACAAAATCCTGTCAATGCCCGTCGCGACTATGGGTGCGATCCACCAGGAGCTTCCGACCCCTGGTTGCCAGATGAGTGGCGGATAGATGAATGTATCGATGAAAAAAACGAGCCTCTTTTTCAAATTCGCGATACAACATCTCTTGTATCCATCGATGGAAAACAGATTGAAATGGTTGCCAAACACGTTATATTTACAAATTTTCTTACAACAAAAAATGTTGTCATTGCATGTGACCCCGGGCATCTACGCGATAGTTTCGGGATGATTGTCGCTTATATTAAGCCGGTTCAAACACCAAACAATGATATAGAATATCACATGTTTGTTGGGCAATCACTTGCATGGGTCCCACAGTCAAACCCCCGTCGAGAAGTTGATTTTCGCAATGTCATCGACGTGATCAAAAAACTTGCAAATTTTTGGCGAGTCGACTATGTTGTGTACGACCAGTGGCAATCAACCCCACTGATTCAGGATTTACGATCGCACAATATCCCATCGGGAAAAGAGAGTCTTACCAAAGACGACTGGGACAGTCTTGCAACACTCTTCTATACAAAACAAATTCACCTATTGCATCCAAAACATGGATACGGAGCAGAACGGTTAATTTTTGAATTGAAAAATTTGCAATTAAAAGGCGGCAATCGTATCGACCATTCACCGACATCATCAAGCGATATTGCAGTGTGTCTCGCACGCGCAGCAAAAATTCTTCTCGGAAAAACGTCATCGCGAAAAATTCCCTTTATTATGCAAGAATCACATAATCCATTCCACGGACAAGTGATTCGATTTCGGAGATAAACAATGCATGATTTAAAAACACTACATGTTTTGAACAAAAAACACGATCGCCATTGTACCGCCTGTTTGCGGCCATACACAGAAGAGAATGCGTATACGATCGTTAAGGATTATATGCTTAAAGAAGATAGTCCTTATGTTCGACTATGCGGAAAATGCGCGTCAGAAATAGCGAATTTAATACAACTCTATGAAGTACGATAAGCAAACACTTCTACGTCCATGATTAAATACAATAATATCCTCGCATGGCGAGAAATCGTCCGCATTACTGATGCAGTATGCCGTCGATACAATCTCACATATGGGGATATTGTTCCAGAAACAGATTTACGTGTGCGGTATTATGGTGAAGCTCGCGCATGCGATATTTGCATTAAAAATTGTCGCCCCGAACGATGCCGCGAAAAAACAATCACGATACGCATTCATCAATACAAAAAACCCCATATCCCATTATCGAATACCACAATTATTCGCACATTAGCCCATGAACTAGCACACCTCGATCCACGGTGTTGGCATCATTCAAAAGAACATAAACAACTCACTGATGAAATTATCAAATTTATAAAGAACGAACTTATTAAATAACACCGATTCTTTCATATGTTAAAACAAATTACCATTTCCATTATCATGGAAAATAATGAAAATAACACTGCAATCCATGTCACTGGTGAATCAATACCAAACCGAAAAAATTATGTGTTTTGCACCACAATAACGTATTATTTTAATACCAATGATATGTCCCGAGAAACGGATCGTTTTCAAATGCAAAAGTTTTTTACAAATGAAAGGGACTTTATTGATTTTATTTTCTTGTTTATTGAGGATTCACAAAACAAGAATTACACAATAACACAATTCCATACAGAGAATATCCCCAATCATTGGAATTTATAATATATGAATCTAAAAAACTCTATATTAATTTTTGATGGAAACTACATCGCACACCGAGCATGGCACGCACACAAAGACCTCTGTACATCAGAACACATCCCCACGGGAATTCTTTATGGGTTTTTTAAGACCCTATTTTCGTTGTGCGTGCAAAAAAAATACGTCATCCCCCCGGAAGATATCTATATTGTATGGGATCACAAAGACAAAGCACGAACACAACGTATGCGTGAATTCGTTGCAACAATAGACTATGATGATCCGATACTAAAAAATTTCAAATCTCTCGAATACAAAGGCCATCGGATAAAAGACATCAGCGACGAACAAAAACAGCAATATCGCGAATCCTTCTATCCCCAACTCAACGCACTACAAAAACTTATTCCACAATTAGGAGTTAAAACGTTTCACATTCGCGGTATCGAAGGCGATGATCTTATCGGCGCGCTTTCACATACGTTGTTAAAGAGTACGCAAAAACCCATTGTTATTGTGTCTTCTGATCGAGATTTGTATCAACTCCTCAACGAACATATTGCATTATACATTTTAAACAAAAACACGTTATTTACCTGCGATGATTTCTATAAACAATATAAAATCTCCCCATCGCAATGGCCCGATGTCCGAGCACTGTCAGGAGACCCCAGTGATTCTATTCCAGGGGTGCCTGGTATTGGGCTAAAAAAAGCACTAAAGTTAATTCAAACACATACAACGGTTGACCATGTTATTCAAACAGCAAATACCGAACGATCAACAACATGGGATAAAATTAAAACGCACGCACGACAAATTCAATTTGCGAAACAAATGAGTGTCATTGTTACAGATCCGACACACTTTGACAGAGAACACTACGAAGTGTTTCAACAACAATATAATTACCAACCGACAATTTATTCAGATGAATTCTACAAATTTTGCGAACACTATCAAACATTTAGTCTCGTAAAACCATTTCACACATGGATATCCAGTACGGCAATACATATCCACAATGAGTCTGTATCTATCAAACAACCGTCTCCACAAGATCAAAAACCCCAGACACTTGAAGAGTTAGTCGCCGCATGGCATACTTGCCAACGGTGTCCTCGGGCACAATATCGCACAAAACCAATTATTTATTCGGGAAATCCAAAAGCACCGATCCTATTATGCGGAGAATTCCCCCATATTTCCGAAGATTTGCATCACAAATTCTTTGTTGGAAATTTGGGAAAAGCGCTCGAAAAACAACTACATCCATTAGGATTGCGAAAAACAGATTTACACATCACCGCACTGGTCGCATGCCGTGGGGAAGACAATGTTTCTCCAAAACGTGAAGAAATTGACGAATGTTTCCTGCGACTAAAACAACAAATTCATATTGTCAACCCAAAAATTGTTGTTCTCGCAGGGGATAAAGTCGTACAGACTTTTTTCCCGGGATGGAAGGGGAAAGGGCGAATTCAAAAACAACACCTCGAATTCCCCCATATAAAATTTTTTGCAATTTATCCGATTTATTACACCGAACAATTAACTAATCATTCACACAAAACAAAAAATCATTACACATGGCAATTAATTAAAGAAGAACTTTTTCACGTATAATCCCAAAGGAGCATCATGGAAGAAACGTGGGTGGCTGGGATATTTGGATGGCAACGGGGTCGTATTGGCTCTATTGTCAATATTTCTATTAATAACACTCCCCTATCACCACATGATAGCGATATAGTGTTGTTATCTAATCCAGCACATGCCCGTTGGTCTCGATGGTGGGCATTTCGTCGTGTCGTTGTGCCAGGCGATATCGTTCGTTTAGAAACGAAAGTTGGCGTTCGTGGTGTTGGGCCCGATAATGAAAAGACAACAACACATTATTTCGTTGTTGAGCCAACCCATATGGTCGAAATCCGCATCAAAAAAGTCGGCTATAAAGATTACCCTCTACTTAAGGGAACACTCAAAATACAAACACAACAATCGCAGCAAGAATTAACAGAAAAAATCATTGAAGATTTTTTTAAATAATCATGATTGTTTTTGATACCACTCCACAATTGCGCAAAGAACGGTGTCTTATTGCCGATATTAGTGCGGCTTCCGCACAGGCAAAAAACGCCGTACGAACGTTGCTTAGTGCACGTATCAGGAACTTCAATACAGTCGTCTTTCGTGCTGAAGAACTCGAACATTTAGGGGACATGCTACGTACACTCAATGCCCCCGAATATACCGATTCGGAAATTACACCAGACGCAGAACACTTTCTTTCGGAAATTGCCGAAGAACAACGGTACATCACAGAATTAAAAAAAGAACCCGTATCTATCGAATGGTTAAAAGAGAATATCCAAGGATGGAAAACTATCCCGTACCCTGACCAGTTATCGTGTATCCGCTTTCACACACAAAATGAAAAATCCATTGAGGGCGGCGAAACTGGAATTGGAAAATCTCTCATTATTCTATACACATTTCTATATTGGAAAACTCGACACCCAGATTTGCGGGGTATTATTTTTTGCTTGAATTCTGGAAAATTGGATTGGCTCAATGAAGTCCAACAACACACCAACCTTAAAGCCTTAGCAGTGTCAAATGGCTCGAAAAATGTCTTACAGGACTTAGAAAAATTTCGTGAAAATTACGATCTTCTGATCGTACATTATCAAGCTTTTACGACTAATACCGTAGTCCACGAAACGTTAGCACAAATACCAATTGGTTTTGTCGCTCTCGATGAAATTCATACATTAAAAAACCCAACAACGTTACGGTATAAGTGTATTCATGAATTACTCACAGCATGGAATAACCCAAAACTTATTTGCGCAACAGGAACCATTATGGACGGTAGTCCGAAATCTGCATGGGTACCGCTAAAATTTACGAACAAAAAACCTGCGTATTTTCCATCATATACACAATTTTGCAATCATTTCATTGTCTATGGCACGCAATCTTTCTATCGAAATAGAGTTAAAAGAACCGTCAAAGTGGAAATGGGTTACAAAAATCTTCGGGACCTCAAAAGCTGGCTTGCACCAAAATGCATCCGTTTTATGAAGTGTGAAGTGTCTGATCGCCCGTCAAAAATATTTAAAACACGGATTGTTCAGCTCACCGGACAACAATTGAAAATTTACAAACAAGTACGCGATACTGCACGAGTACAACTCCAATCCGTAGGAGACAAGATTACGACATCAAATTTAATAAATATCACTCTTCGACTTCGTCAAGTCGTACACCACCCCAATTTATTGAATATGATGCACGTGAATTGTGACAGTGCGAAATACCTCGAACTCGACGATCTTCTTGAAGAAATCCTCTCAAACCCCGATGCTCAAGTATTGGTATGGACACAATGGCGTCATGGTGTAGACAACATTGTTAAACGTTATCCACAATATAATGCTATCCCTTTTTGGGGCGGTAGTGATATCGCCGAAGTACGCGATGCCGTACTATCGAAACACGCACGCCTTATTGTTGCGATTCCAGAAAAAGCTGGAACATCCGTCGATTTTCTCAAAGTATGTCGAACAGCGATTTACCTCGAAAAACCATGGAGTCTATCGTTGTATCGGCAATCGCTCGATCGCATTGATCGACGAACAAACACGGATGCTGCTGTTATTATTTCCATAGAAGCAGAAAATACTATCGATCAATGCGTTAATGCCGTACTAAAACGCCGTCAAGATATTTTTGACGCAACAACACTTCACGATAATCAATTAATTGCCATGGGAAAAGATGAACTACTTCGTTATCTTCAATAAAAAGAAAGGATAAACAATGGATTCATTCAGTTTAGAAATTTTCAAAAGTCGATACGCTCTTGACGAAAACGAAACATGGGAAGACGCCGTTAGACGATGGTCACACGTTGTTGCATCGTGTGAAGAATCCCACAAAATTCGTGAATGGCAAGAGCGGTTTTTTACAACAATCTATAATGGATATTTCATGCCTGGTGGACGTATTTGTTATTCCTCGGGGCGACCAAAAGGACAACTATTGAATTGTTTCGTCCTGCCAACATCTGATTCCCGCGAAGGATGGGGGCAACTTAGTCATGATACACTTATTGTTTCAGGAACAGGGGGCGGAGCAGGAACAAATTACTCCGCCGTCCGTCCGCGAGGAACACCAATTCATGGTCATGCGGGTCCGGCCACCGGGGCTGTTTCATTGATGGATATTATCAATGCCATCGGAGAAGTTATTCGTGCTGGTGGTGGTCGACGTACAGCATTGATGATGTGTCTCAATCATGACCACCCCGATATCCCCGAATTTTTGTCAAAAAAGCTTGACCACTCACAACTTACTAATGCGAATATCAGTGTGGTGTTCATGAACGAGAGCCCCCAACAATTCCTGGAAAAAGTAGAGCGTGACGAAATACATCACTTTGTGTGGAAAAATAAAGTCATTTCGTCCATGCCTGCAAGAGAATTGTGGAAACGTCTTATTGATAATGCTGTATTATCAGGGGAACCTGGTATTCTGAACGGCTGGTTGGCAAATGCCATGAACAACATTGCTTATTATAAGCCATTAGTATCCACAAACCCCTGTGGCGAAATTTGGTTAGAAGAATATGGATGTTGTGATCTTGGGGCTCTTGTGCTTCCCAAATTTATCCATAATGGACAACTGAACAAGAAACTGTTGGCACAAACAATTACCGTCGCTGTACGGTTTTTAGACAATGTTCTCGATGTCAATACCTATCCGTTAAAAGCTATTGAAGAAAATTGTAAAAACGTTCGACGCATCGGTCTTGGTGTTATGGGACTCCATGACATGCTTATTCTTATGGGCATGAAATACACCAGTGACGAAGCAAAGGAATTTGTCGACACACTGTTCTCCTTTATTAAAAAGAAAGCGTATGAAGCATCAATTTTTCTCGCAGTAGAAAAAGGGCAATTCCCCGCCCTGGACCGAAAGAAATTTGTTGAATCGGGTTTTTGCAAATCTTCACTTTCCGAAGGAATGCGGGAGCGAATTATTCAAAACGGAATTCGTAATTGTGCATTATTAACTGTTGCACCAACGGGAACAACATCGATCGTATGCGGTGTTTCGCCAAGTACCGAACCTATTCCAGCAGTCGCTTATTGGCGTAATTATCGATCAGGCGATGAATTGAAAAAAGAACTTATTATGCATCCGTTATTCCGAGAACTTAAAGATACACCCTATGCACACTTATTTGAAACAGCTCATGACATTCATCCGAAGGATCATTTGGATATTCAAGCCATTTGTCAAAAACATATTGACAATGCTATTTCCAAAACCATTAACCTCCCGGCAGACTATACAGGTGACGATCTTGATGCTATCATTCGTCCGTATGTCTCGCGGCTCAAGGGTCTCACTGTTTATCGAGACCGGTCACGGGGAAATTCACCCATTGAACCTATCCCTGTTGAAGAAGCCATTCGCTGCGCAAACGGATCATGTGATCTCTAATCATCTATGAATGAACTAGTGCGCATACGGCTATTTTTTGCTGAACGATATGCGAAATTAGGGTGGCGAATCATCCCCTCACATTGGTCTATTGGGCATCTGTGTGATTGCCCAAATCGCACAGATGCCCTACCTGACCAAAAATATTTTGCGTGCGGGCATCCAGTGCCCATTTGTTCCTGCGGGCAATTGCACGATAGTATTTCTTCGATTGGGAAACACCCATTATTTCGCAATTGGGTCACGCTCGCCACAACAAAAATGGACATCATCACTTCGTGGTTTCTCAGCAGACCGAATGCGAATATGAGTATTGTCACCGGGCAAGAATCCGGTATTTTTGTTCTTGATGTCGATGGGGATGCTGGTGAACGATCACTCATGAAACTCCAAGAACGTTATGGCCCACTCCCGGACACCCCGATGTTTATCACGGGAAGTAATGGGATCCATTACATCTTCCAATACCCCCCATCCGGGGCCCCAACACGATGTCGCATTATCGATGGTATCGACATTCGTGGAGAAGGTGGGCAAATCATCGCACCCCCATCGCAAAACATTAAAGGCGACTACGGGATTCATGCGTACCATGCTCCTCAAGGGTTTGAGGACCTTGATGGCATACAACGTACCGTCCCTGTTGCCCCAGCTCCATCGTGGCTTCTTTCAATGATCTCTTCCGTTGCTTCTCATACGAATATGATCCCACCAAAAGAACGGTTCGATATTCGTGCTGCACTTAATGGCGTTCAGCAGGGACAACGGGACATGATGATTTTTCGGCTTGCGGCAAAAATGCGCGATGAAGATATCCCCATTGAAATCGCACTCGATTGGATCAAAAAAGCCGCTGCAAATTGTAATCCTCCATTCCCCGCACCACTGGCCGAACAGAAAGTCATTCGAGCGTACAAAAAATATGTCCCGCGTGTTCAGTGGGATAAGTTTTTGCAAATTCCCATACTCGATATTCGTCGTAATACAGGTAATCAAAGTGAATGGACAAAACCGTATCCGATAGAATCACTTGCCGGTGACCCCATTCCGGAAGACATCTTCCCACAATGGTTTTCGCAATTCATCGATACAGCAGCCAAACACATTCAAGTTCCATCGAGTATGGTTTCGATGATTGCTTTGACCGCTGTTTCAGCATGTGTCGCAAAAAAGGGAATTGTACATATTTCTCCAATTTGGAAAGAGCCACTAAACATCTATACCGTTGTCGCATGCCCGCCATCAACGCGAAAAAGCCCCACATTCGC